TCCCGCCTCTGATCTGAACTTCCTAGAACCGTTCGATGTAATCAATGACAACGATGGTTCAGTTTCCATCTCTATGATTGCAGCCGGTCTTGGACCGGTTCGACGTGTTCGTCGTCCTATCCAGACTCGAAACAGTAACTTCATCATCAGTCTCGCTGATGAGGGCTCTGTGATCCATGTGAACTCCGCTCTTACGGCGTCGGGGGTCATTCCGCTTGATGGGGCTCAACCCTTTCCGCTAGGTTACGAGATTGAGCTTGCCCAGATCGGGGATGGTGGTCTCTGCATGGGTGCCGCTGTTGGGGTCTTCCTCAATGGGATCGAAGCAGGGAAATCTTGTTTCATTGGTAAGTATACCTCTGCGATCCTTAGGAAGATTGGTCTCAACAACTGGATCATGGTGGGTTCGATCCATCCTGTTACCAGTGCGATTGTTACACCGACCAATCCTACCACTCCGACGACTCCCACCAATCCTCCGGTTATTCCTCCCGGTGCGTTGGATACGTTCTACTGGGACGACATCTTTGCCGATAAGACGGCTCAAGGTGGAGCCAACTGGAGTGGTTGGGGTACTACCGCAGCTCGTCCGGCAGAAGTGCCGCTTGAATGGTTCATGAACAACGAGATGGTCCAGAAGGTGCCGGTTGGTGCCACTATCAGTCTGGTCTCGCCTCTGAATGACACGATCTACCTGACCAACCGCATGACTCCTCCCCCGACCTCCAAGGCTCGTGGATGGACGCTTGACCTTACTGGTCAGACGATCATGCGTGGTGGTGCTGGTACTCTCTGGGGCAATCTCATGCTCTGGGGTGTTCTGCCTCGTAACCCGGCTGTGGTCAGTGATGGTCAGGTGGGTGTGAGTGCATCTGAAGGTGCTACTAGCATCGTGGTATCTAGCGGTTCTGCTAGCTGGCTTGCTAACGTTGCTCCTGGCTCCATCATTGAAGTCCGGACCAATACGACCTCTGCTGCCTACCACCCGCCCGAGAGTCGGACGACGGTTTACGTCAAGAGCGTGGACCTCGCTACTCGGACGATTAATCTTGAGCGTCCTCTTGAGATTGCTGCTCCGGCTAGCAATCCTATTGGTAGCTTTGAGACTAGCGACCCGACGAGCCTCACCCTTCTCATTGGTTCGCTACTTGCAGTGGACGGACAGAAGAGTGCCAACACCATCGAACTGATGGATGCCTCGGCATTCCAGATTGGTGATTGGGTCCACCTATCCACGTCTGAGAAGCCCAAGCCTATGGGCAACCAGTTCATGGATGGTATGGGTTCTTCGGACTTCGAGATCACTGATACCCCTGCCAACTTCGATGGTGGAGAAATCGAGTGCAACGAAGAACTGCATGAGATCATCGCCAAGGACGGTAACGTCCTGACTCTGCGGGGGACCCTCGGCAAGAACAAACTGACGACTTGGAACGCTGCTTGCGTTAAGGTCGATCCGATTGTCGATGCTACGGTTCGTGGTGGTAACTGGCGTGGATACACCTCCAACGCTGGTGTTCAGCCTTGGCAGCACCAGTATATCTGGGGACGCTACTGCGTTCGCTGCGTGGTTCAAGATGGGGAGTTCGATACCTTCACTCTTACCCAAGAGCCGCTGTCTCAGCGTCGTATGGGACAAGCTATCCGGTTCGATACTGGTGACTCTAACCTCGTCATTGGTAACAAGATCGGTGCTGGTGGTTCTATTGCTGCTGGGTACGCCTACGGTATCTCGCTGCGACTGGGTGAGCGTAACACGTCTGTTCGGGACAACTTCGTCACGGGTTGCCGTCACTCCATCGAGATGTGGTCCACGTCTGGTGGGTGTATCGTCGAAGATAACCTCTGCACCGAGGATACTTCTTCGAGCATCGACACTCACGGGTCTTGGAATGTTGGTGTCACTATCCGCAACAACACGATCAAGCGGACCAGTGCTGCTCTCGTAAGTCCTGATGCTGGTGGGGATACGGATGCCATTCGTATCGGCAATCCCAAGTTTATCTGGGATGAAGATATCAAGGTCATCAACAACCACATCATCGACTATGTGGGTACTGCTCTGGCGATTATCCCTGCTGCTCGGGATATCAACATCAACGGGAACGACGTTAAGAACGTCGATACAGTCCTGAAGATTCAAAGGAACAGTCGCCACCCGAACCTCCATGCTGATCGCATCTTCATCCGGAAGCTCACTGCTGATGGTGTTCGTGGTCGGATTGTGGATATCTCTCACGGAGATGTTCTGACTGCTGCTGACCAAATCCTCTTCGAAGATTGGGATATCGGTCTGTCTGGTGTGGGTGCGATGGGCGGAAAGTCTGTCCCGTGGCTCCTGAAGAACTCGGAGAAGGTCACGGTGCGTCGTGTTAAAATCCGGAACTCCGCGTCCTCGCAAGCTGGCTCGACCAACAACTTCATCATGGACTTCCAAGATATCAAACTGCTTACGTTTGATGGCGTGGATATCAAGGGTGGGGAACGTGGTATCCATCTGGCTGGTTGTTCCAACGTCTCCGGTACGGCGACGATCAATGGTCTGACTAGTGTGCCTGTGGTGCTGGTTGACCCTGATACGCTCAGTGGTGGTCCGGCTCAGTCGGGTGCCATGACGATTACTACCGCCCATGCGGTTGCTAGCTTCATTGAGGCTAACACTGTAATTACGGTAGTGAACGCTCCCGCTCCGGTCTAATTGGAGCTGCAACCAGGAGCTGCAAACAAGACTGGACCCCAGTCCCCACTATATGGGATACTAGGTCTAGTCTTGATCTGGGATCAAAACCCTTCGCTGGGTCATCGCAGTAAGCCTGCCTTGATAACGTATAAGAGGGGAGATGATCCATGGGCTACCGGTCGGTAGAGTTTTACATTGCGCTCATCGCAGCTGCTCTGTTCGTTTACGAGACTAACAAAGAGAAGACTTTTAGGTCTCGTTTTCTTATCACCCTTACGTCCGCTGGACTGGGTTTCTCGGTGGCTCCTGAACTGAGCCACTGGGTAGGAGGGTCCCTAGTTATCACCGGGATTCTGGTGACTGCTTTGGGATTCTTGGCTTTGGAGGTAGCTTCGGCTATTGTATCTGACAGAAACTTCATCAAAGAGTTGGTGAAGAATCGCTTTGGGGGAAAGGGGCCTACGCAATGAGTCTGCCGCACACTAGTGCTGTGGTTAAGCGAATGGCCACCCCCTTCACTTGGCTCGTTCTGTTTGCATCGTTCCTTTACTTCGTTCCCTCAGTCATGATGTCCCACATCTGGCTTGAACTGAAGTCGGTGGATGTAGTCCATGCAGATAATGGTTTGAATATGATTGTGGACCGGACGATCCATAGGGATTTCCGGGGGAGCTTCAGGGTTACTGTTCGAACCAAAGAGGGAGATATCGTTTGCTACGGGGCTCCTGAGGAGCCTTTCCAGTATCACAAGAATGCTGTCCTTCCTCAGCCTTTGCTGCTTAGCTGGTGGCTTGGTTCAAAGAAGGAACTGGAAGACTGCGTAGCCGCAGGTATGGGTTCAGGAGATTACTACTTGGATACTTGCCAGTCGGTTAGATTCACCGAACTTAACATAGTCCTAGCCCGCCGTTGCGTTCGATCGAATGTCTTCACGGTCTATAGGACTGAGGAACTGATATGAACTGGGTTGGTGCTGCAAAGCCTCTGGACGATATCGACCTTCCCCGCATTGGGCACCGGATCGGTGTAGGGGAAGACGAGATTCATGCTGTGCTTGATGTAGAGGCTGGCAAGTCTGGCTTTGACTCCCTGAAGCGAGTGAAGCCTCTGTTTGAGCCTCACATCTTCTACCGTCAGCTTGGGCCGGGGACTCTTCGAGATAAAGCTGTGGCTCAAGGTCTGGCTTATCCTACTTGGCGTCTTAACTACCCTGCGGATTCGTATCCTCGCATTGAGGCTGCGATGAAGATTCATCCTGTTGCAGCTCTACACTCGGCCTCTTGGGGTCGTGGTCAGATCATGGGCTACAACCATGGTGCTGCTGGGTATGCTGACGTCATGGCGATGATCGAGGCGTTCAAGGCTGACGAAGAGAACCATGTGGATGCCATGGTCAGCTTTATCGCTACGAACCAGATCGACGACAACCTGCGAGCCCATGACTGGGCTGGGTTTGCCAAGGTCTATAATGGTCCGTCCTACGCAGTGAACAAGTACGATATCAAGCTGCGGGATGCGTTCGCCAAGTGGCAGAAGATCAGGGATACAGCTTGGCTGCCGAACCTTGAGCTTAGCCCGGTTACAGCTCCGAAACCTATCGAGGTTGTGGCTACGCTGGAGCACGATGCCCTCGCTCGTGCCTTGGATCGAGAAGCGCGTATCCGAGCGATTCTGGATGAAGTGTAAGCTAGTTGCTTAACTTCTAGAATTGAGCGATATATCTACTGAATACAAAGAGGAAACCAGATGACTGATCTTCCCCCCAACCCTGAAGAACCTGTTGTGGTCCCGGCCCAATCTGTTGGTCCTGTTCCGCCTGTGACTGCTACTGTCAACAACACTCAGCAAGACTCTATCCTTGCTCCGGCCATTCGTAACGGCATCCGCTACCTCGTAGGTGCGGGCCTGACTTTGGGCGGTTCCTACCTCGTAGCCCGTGGCCTCATTAGTGCTGATCTGGTGGAGCCTGAGGATATCCAGACTCTCGTAGACAGCCCGACTGTGGCTGGTCTGATTCTGGCCATCTCTACTGGTGCTGGTGTTCTGGTCGAACGTATCTGGCTGAATGCTCGAAAGCTCGGCAAGTCCACCTAACCATGGTAAGGGGGCTCATACCTTGGGTCCCCTTATCCCCCTTATATCCGGAAAGAGATGATGGCTGAGCTAGACGAACGACTCGATCGAGCCCCAGAAGTTCGGCCTACTCGGCTGACCGATTGGAAAAAAGAGCCCAGCCTCCTTGATCTCAAGGCGGATTTTGAACTTGCACGCTCTCCGCACGATGACCACTCCTCCAACATCAAGCGTTGGGATCAGCTCCGTAAAGGTCGCCATCTGAAGGCGAGCCAACGCAAGAAGAATGCCAATCGCTCCGAGGTTGAGCCAAAGCTCATCCGTCGTCAGAACGAATGGCGTTACGCTGCTCTGTCAGAACCGTTCCTCTCCAGCGATAAGATCGCAAAGGTTAGTCCCCGCACTTGGGAGGACGAAGAAGGCTCGCGTCAGAATGAGATCATTCTCAACTGGCAATGGGATACCAAGATCGACAAGCAGAAGTTCATCGACGAGTACGTCAGGACCGACGTAGACGAAGGCTCGGTGATCGTTAAGCTTGGCTGGTATCGTAAAGGTGAGATGCGTCAGAAGGAGGTCCCTGTCTGGGGATATTCCCCGATCCAGTCTGAGGAAGAGCTTCAGATTCTCCAACAAGCCTCGGAGATGAAGAGTGCTAATCCGCTAGAGTTCAGCACCCTACCTCCGGAAATCCAAGAGGCTGTGAACTACAGCGAGGAATCTGGTCAGCCCGTTGTGGCTATGCAGATGGGTGTGGAAGTAATCGAGGAAGAGATTATCCTCGAAAATCACCCTACTCTAGAGACTGTCCATCCGGACAACATCTACATCGACCCGTCTTGTGGTGGGAACTACAAGAAGGCCGGTTTCATCATCAATAGCTTTGAGACTTCTAAAGCGGCTCTCATTGAGGATGGTCGCTACAAGAACCTCGAAAAGGTCATGTGGTCTACAAACTCTGTTCTAGCCACGCCCGATCACACGTCCCAAACTCCCTTGGATTACTACACTAAGGATGACCTTCGTCGTAAGGTCGTGGCCTATGAATACTGGGGTCTTTGGGACATCAACGGAGATGACAAGCTAGTCCCGATCCTCGCCACTTGGATCGGAGATGTGCTCATTCGTCTGGAGAAGAATCCCTTCCCGGATGAGAAGCCTCCCTTCGTCATTGTCACGTATATGCCCATCAAACGTGAAGTGATGGGTGAGCCTGACGCTGAGCTTCTGGAAGACAACCAGCGGATTCTAGGAGCAGTAACCCGTGGCATCATTGACCTCATGGGTCGAAGTGCAAACTCCCAGCAGGGCTTTGCTAAGGGCTTCCTAGACGTCACCAACAGGCGTCGTTTCGAGCAAGGTTTGGACTACGAGTTTAATCCTGGCCTCGATCCCCGGATGGGTGTGTTCCAACATACTTACCCTGAGATTCCTAACAGTGCTCTGACGGTTCTCCAGATGCAGAACCAAGACGCCGAGGCTATGACCGGCGTTAAGAGCTTTACAGGGGGTATGAGCGGCGAAGCCTATGGAGATGTGGCTGCTGGTATTCGGGGCGTCCTAGATGCCTCTGCCAAGCGGGAAATGAACATCCTGAGACGTCTCGCTGATGGTATCAAGGAAATCTGCAAGAAGATGATCGCCATGAACCAAGTGTTCCTGAGCGATAAGGAAGTCATTCGTATCACCAACTCGGAGAAGAAAATCTCCTTCGTCACGATCACTCGTGAGGAATTGGTTGGTAACTTCGACCTCAAGGTAGATATCGCCACTGCCGAGATGGACGAGAAGAAGGCTGCCGATCTTGGCTTTATGCTTCAGACCATGGGTCCAAACCTCGACTTCAATATGGTGAAGATCATCCTCGCTGAGATCGCTGAGCTGAAGCGGATGCCTCATCTGGCTCACCAGATTCGGAACTTCGTGGCTCCAGTCGATCCGATGGTCGAGGAAATGAAGAAGCTAGAATTGGCGAAGCTACAAGCTGAAGTTCAGAAACTCCAAGCTGATGCTGAACTCGCTATGGCTAAGGCTAAAGAATCTCAGACCAACGCTCAGGCGAAGATGGTTGAGGTTCAAGAAGAAGTTTCCGGGGTGAACCACAACCGGAAGATGGCTGAGATGAGGGCTCAGAGCGAGGGCAACCAAAACTCTGACATCATCAAGGGGATCATGCAGCCCAAGAAAGAGGGTGAAGGTAAGCCCGACATTAAGGGTGCTGTAGGATTCAAAGAACTAGCTAAGCTTATGGATGGACAATCTAGCGTCCCAGCCTTAGTTTAGAGAATGTAGACAGAACTGAAGCTCCGAACCAAAGGGACCCCGTGGTGGGGTCCCTAGTTCAAGAGAACCTGAGGGACTATGGCCAGCATCCAAGATATTGAAGAGCTTGAGGTTAGCCTCGAACTCGCCCGTACCATGATCGCCAAGCGTGAAATGGTCCGTAAGCTCCAGTCGAACCGGGAGTTTAAGAAGCTAATCACTGAGGGTCTTCTCAAGGAAGAAGCTGCCCGTAGTGCGATTCTCTACAGTGATCCAGGTATCTCTGAGACGACTCGTGCCCACGTCCTTCGGGATATTGGTGGTTACGGTCTCATCGAGCGGTATTTCAGGACGATCGTCCGAATCGCTGATGAACTTGAAGCTGAGATCGAGCGTAACGAAGATACTCTCGACGAGCTTCGTTCTGAAGAAGACGGCGTGGTTCAGGAAACTGAACTCGACATGGAAGACGACGAAGGGGATGACGAGTAATGCCCCGTACAGACTATGAAAACATGAGTGATGAGGAGCTGATGAACGCTCCTCCTCCGCCCATTCCTAGTCTGGAAGAGCGGACTAGTGATGATGACAACACTCCTGATGTGATTGAACCGGGGACTGCCAATGCGTCTTCTGAAGCTCCTGTTGTCGCTGATCCTGCTCCTAACGAGCCGGAAACTCCAGAAGGAGACGACGACGAAGGAGACGAAGGCCAGACCCAAGAAGGTGGTGAAGGTTCTGGGGCCGACCTTCTTGGAGCATCGGATGATGACCTTGAATCAATCGCTAAGGCTCTGCGAGACAAGAAGCAGCCAGAAGGACCTGCTGATGGAAAGCCGAAGCCTCCCGAAGGGACCCAACCTAAGCCGGAAGGCGATAAGCCTACCACGCCAGAGACTCCCCCGGCGAGCATAAGTGCTGAGGACGCTGCCAAGTATAAGGCCGTCCATGATGCAATTATGGCTCCTATCAAAGCCAATGGTAAGGACATCCAACTCAAGAGTGTGGATGAAGCCGTCCAGCTTATTCAGATGGGTGCCAACTATACCAAGAAGCTTCAGGAGCTGAAGCCGCATCTTCGTCTCGTTAGGATGCTTCAGGATAATAACCTGTTGGACGAGACTAAACTTTCCTATCTTATCGACCTAGATAAGAAGGACCCTGAGGCAGTTAAGAAGCTGCTAAAAGAGGGTAATATCGACCCGATGGACGTGGATACGTCCGTTGACCACGACTACAAGCCTAAGTCATATGCGCCCTCAGAAGCGCAGATGACGTTCGAAGAAACCCTCTCTGAAGTTGCTTCTAGTGATGATGGTAAAAAAGTCATTGTCACGATTAACAAAGAGTGGGATAAGGCCAGTAAGGAAGCTATTTCTAGGGAACCACAGCTCCTTCGTGTCATCACCGCTCAAAAGAAATCTGGTCTGTATGACCTGATCTCCGCTGAAGTAGATAGACAGAAGGTACTGGGCAACTTCCGGGATGTTCCGTACATCAACGCATACTACGATGTTGGTATGCAGTTGCAGGCGCAAGGTGTTATTCCGTCGGCTCCGACGACTCAGCAACAGGCAACCCCGGCTCAAGCTCCAGTAGCTCCCGTGGTTCAACCTCAGCAGGAACGTCCGGTGATCGCAACTAGGGTTGCTACTCCTAAGCCCGCTGCCACAAACAGCGAAGCCGCAAGAGCAGCAGCACCGAATCGGACTAACCCGTCCAAGGAAGTGAAACCGGACTTCAACCCGCTCGCAATGAGCGATGAGGAGTTCGCCAAAGTGGACCGACTGGGCCGAAGGCTCTAGGCCACTCAACCAGTACCTGATGAGGAACGACAATGCCGTTTGACGGTCAAAAATACAACGCCCCCGCTGACGGTGTGCCGTCCAGCATTGGCGAACAGTTCAATACCTTCTACTGGCACAAGAAGGCGCTGGTCGAAGCGAAGAAGGAAATGTACTTCATGCCGCTGGCTGATGTGCTTTCCATGCCGAAGCACATGGGTAAGGCCATCAAGGTCTACCACTACATCCCGATCCTCGACGATCGCAACGTCAACGACCAAGGCATTGACGCCAACGGCGTGGCGACTGCGAACGGGAACCTCTATGGTTCGAGCAAGGATGTGGGCACCATCGCTGGCAAGCTCCCGCTTGTTGGTGAGACCGGTGGCCGTGTGAACCGTGTGGGCTTCACCCGTCTTGAGCGGGAAGGCACCATCACTAAGTTCGGCTTCTTCCATGAGTTCACGCAGGATATGTTCGACTTCGACTCGGACGAAGACCTGTACGGACACATGAGCCGTGAAGTCGTGACGGCTGCGACCCAGATCACTGAAGCGGTGCTTCAGGCCGACCTTCTGGCCGCTGCTGGTACGGTTCTCTTTGCCGGTGCTGCGACGAACAACGGCAGCGTCACTGGTGAAGGTGCTACTCCTTCGGTCGTCGAATATGACGACTTCCTGCGGCTGAGCATCATGCTCGATGACAACCGCACTCCGAAGCAGACGACCTACATTTCTGGGTCCCGTATGCAGGATACTCGCACCATCGCTGGTGGGCGTGTCATGTATATCGGCTCGGAACTCCAGATGACTCTGGAGAAGATGGAAGACAACTTCGGGAACGCTGCCTTCATCCACGTTCACCAGTACGCTGCTGCTGGCGAACCGATGAACGGCGAGATCGGCTCCATTGGTCGCTTCCGGATCATCGTGGTCCCGGAGATGCTCCACTGGGAAGGTGCTGGTGCTGCGGCTACGGTTGCAAACCCCGGCTACCAGACGACTGTTGTGGGCGGCACCGAGAAGTACGACATCTTCCCGATGCTGGTTGTTGGTGCTGAGAGCTTCACCACCATCGGTTTCCAAACCGACGGTAAGACCACGAAGTTCAAGATCATCACCAAGATGCCGGGTGAGAAGACTGCTGACCGGAACGAGCCCTACGGTGAACTGGGCTTCGCGTCGATCAAGTGGTGGTACGGCTTCATGACGATGCGTCCCGAGCGGATCGCCCTCATCAAGACCGTTGCAGGCCGCTAAGCCTAAGGTCTAGGAAAGGGGGGAGGGAAACCTCCCCCTCTTCGCTTGTGTAGAAATCAAACATCTAGGAACGATCATGGCCTCGCAAGAGCAACCCAATGAACGGCAATCGGAAGAATACCTTCTCCTGAAGGAGCGGGCCAAGACGATTGGCCTAAAGGTCTCCCCCAATATCGGGCTCGACGCGCTCCGTCTCAAAGTCAACGGTGCCCTTACGGGTCAGGCCCCCTCCGATGAAGAGGATGTTGACAATGAGGAAGATCAAGACGACGGCGACGACGAGAACGAAGACGCTGGTGAGGATCAGGACGACGTAGCGGGGGATGAACCTGAGCAAGGTGAACGCTCCTTCTTTGGGATGGACGATGAGGATGAGCCAACGGAAGAAGTTCCGGAAGCTCGTAAGCCTAGTGCTCGTGAGCGTAAGCAGACCGAGAAAACCCTCCGTCGGCAAGGTGCTCAGATGCGGGCTCGTGGGGAGACCCGTCATGAGTTGACTCAGCGTCTTCGTAATGAAGCTCTGAAGCTCGTGCGTGTTAGGATTCACAATCTGAATCCGGGCAAGCGTGACCTCCACGGCGAGTTCATCACGATCGGGAACAAGTATATCGGTACAGTTCGGAAGCTTATCCCCTTCGGTGAGGAGAGCGAGAACGGATACCATATTCCCCAGATCATCCTTGATGACCTCCGCCAGCGGAAGTATCAGGCCATCACTACCAAGAGGGTGGACGGCCAGATCAAGATCACTTCCCGTTTGGCTCCGGAATACAACATCGAGATTCTGGAACCACTCACTCCGGAAGAGCTTCGTGAGCTGGCGATGAAGCAGGCTGCTGCTCAACGGATGCAAGGCTCGTAAGAGCCGAGGAGACCTAGGTGCCTAATCCCATCACCCCAAATGGTACGTCGAACTGTGGTGCAGACGGCGTTGCTCAGAACATCTTTGATGTTCTAGTTTCTGACTATACATTCGACCTTCCTACAGTTGATCTGAATGGTCCGGAGTTTCAGCTTCCCCCTAAGACGGGAGAGCTGTTTGACCCTCCGCCGAGGATCACCAACGAAGAGCTTACCACTGGGGTGGTGGGTGGTACTGGTACATTCGACATTGTTATGTCGTCGATGTACGAGCATATCAGGACCGAGTTCGATCAAGGTCGGATCACCGGCGATCAGTATGCCAAAGCTTACATCGAGCTTACTACTGCTGGTCTAGGTAACTCTGTTCAGTTCCTGTTGGGTAAGGATGCAGCCTATTGGTCTGCGGTCACTGCTCAGCTTGCGGCTCGTACTGCTGAGATTCAGGCGGTTCTTGCTGGTGTTCAGCTTGAAGTCACTAAGGCTGAGCTGGCTATTCGTCTTGCTGAACTGCAAGGCAAGGAAGCTGAATACGCTCTGACTAAGATGCGGCTGGCTAGCGAAGATGCTCAGTTCTGCCAGATCAAGGCTCAAACGCTGAACATTCAGACTGAAGGTCTGAAGTCTGAGTATGAGCTTGCGAACCTGATGCCTCTTCAGAAGCAACAAGGTGAGAGCGAATTGGCTGTGGCTCAATTCAATCTGACCCAGATGCTTCCCACTCAGAAGCTTCAGCTCATTGCTGAGACTGAGATCAAAGAGTTTACTCTTACTCAAATCATGCCTCAGCAACTGCTAGAATCTAAGGCTGAAGTGGAGATCAAGGAGTACACCGTTGGCTCTATGATGCCTGCCCAGCGTGCTGGTCTGGTGGCTGACTCGATGCTCAAAGAGTACAACCTTCTCCAGCTTATGCCTCTTCAGAAAGCTGGTCTTATCGTTGATAACTCTATGAAGAGTTACAACCTGACGGCTATGCTACCGGCTCAGAAAGAGTCTGTGGATCGGGATAACGATATCAAGCAATACCAGCGGGATAACCTCCTGCCCTCGGAGTTCAAGATCAAGGAAGAGCAGTATCAGACGCAGCGTGCCCAGACGGTGAACTCCCGGTCTGACGGTACGGCTGTGAATGGTCTGGTGGGTATGCAGAAGCTTCTCTACACCCAGCAGATCGACAGCTACATTAAGGATGGTCAATACAAGGCTGCCAAGATGTTCCTTGATGGCTGGATCGTTCAGAAGACTGCGGATGAGCTTCTCAATGCTCCCGAGCAGCTTCAGAACACCACGGTCAATGAAGTGCTAAACAAGATGCAGACTGTCCATAACCTGAGGTAAAGTTCAGCTTATGGGTCTCTTCTCCGGAAGCTCTGAAACCGTAGTGGCCTCGTCAGTGTATAATCTGGCGGGGCCTGAAGACGAGCGGAACAAGTTCGTTCAGACAGTAGTCGTTGGGACTGTTCTCAAGGATGACAAAAGGTCGATCGCTGATAACCTGACCAGTGCTCTACTGGCTGGTCCCGGTATCAAGCAGCGTAACCTCTTCAACTGGGCGAAAAGGGACTACGACTATG